GGGCATTTTATGCGCTACGAGGATAACATCTACGGCTTTAACGTTCAGCACCCGGGACAGAAAGCAACGCACCTCTTACGCGATACGGTTCAAAATAATATCGCGGAAATTCGCAAGGCTCAAGAGGAATACCTCGCTTTGCTCAATAAGACGCTCGAAGAGGCGGGCGCGAAAATCTACGAAGGAGAGGAGGACGAAAGCGATTAACGCCAACAAGAAAAACACGTCCGCGTTTATCGAGCAACTCGTAGCGGATATAAACACAATGAAGCCCGGCTTTGTATGTTATTACGACCGAGCTCCGAAAAGCGCAAAATTTCCGTATTGTGTAGTAGGCAGTATCACGGCGTCAGAGCTTGCCGCCGGGGATCTCTCTATGTTCGATACGGATATATGGACGGACGACAAGCTCCCCACGGCTACCGAGGATCTCGAGAGCCTTTGCGACGAGCTCCGAAATTTCCTTCATAACCGCACAATTTCCCGAGAGGGAGTATTCGCCGGGCATATCGGATTTGAAAGCCGAGAGGTTCCCGACGAGCGCGAGAGGGATCTCTCTCGCCGCCGCTTGACTTTTGCGGCACGTTTATTCTACTACTAAAGGAGGAGGCAATATGCCAACCGTAACCAACCTTACAAAGAAACAGGTCGAAAATATTCAGATCGACGAGGGACTCGTTTTCGTCGATTATGGAGAAGAGACCGAACGTAAGCTCGCGCCTACCCGCGGCGGCGGCGAGTTTAGCGCTACCGCGTCGATCCGCAATATCGAATTTGACGGCAGATCCGGCGCTACCGCGGGAACGCAGGTAATCGAAGAACAGGAAGCGATCCTCAAGGTCGTTTCTCTCTGTATGTCGCAAGAGGAGCTCCTCTTCGCTATGCCCTTCGCAAGAAAACAGGGCGAAGGCGACGAAATGGTAATCAAAAATCCGAAATGCGGCATTATCCCCGAGAGCGCGTACTGTAAGAATATTACAATGTTCGCGAAGCTCGTTTCGGGCAAATACAAGAAGATCACCATTTACCACCCTATGAGCGAAAACGGCTTGACCGTCAAGGCGGCGCCGAAAGCAGAGGGCGAAATCTCCCTCGAAATCCGCGCTCATTACACGATCGACGATCTGAACGGCGATCTTTGGGAAGTTAAGGACGCGGCAAGCGTCGAGAGCGCACAGCCCGCCGCGGCGAACGTTGAGGCTCCCGCCGGCGCGGAATAAAAACAAAGCATAAAAGGAGGCTAAAATATGCTTAAAATCAAAACTATCCCCGTACTTACCCGCATTATCTCGAAGATCGACGTTAAGCCGATCGTAGAATCTCTCAAAAATGCGGATATTTTCAAGGAATCGAAGGGCAAAAAGGACGCCCTCAAACAGCTTTCCGGAGAGAAAGCCGTAGAGCTCGGCTTTGAAATTCTCCCCGAGATCACCGTACAGCTCGGCGCGATCGGAGAGGATATTCCCGAGTTCGTGGCTCTCTACTACGGAATCAGCGAAGAGGAGGCGGCGGAAAAGGACTTCGCCGAGGTTCTTAACGATCTCATTCACGACGAAGGGATCCGCGGTTTTTTCTCTACTGCCTTACGGAAAAAGGTAGGGCGCGAAGCTTAAGCCTTTTATCTAAATACTACGATTGGCAACTCGTCGCAGAGCTCCCCCTCGGAGCTCTCGGCGGGTTGCTTTCTTATGCGGAAGAGCGCGAGGTAGAAGAGGCTACGCGCCCGCTTTGGATCGCTCATTATGCTATCCAAAAAATGAGCGGAGCGGAGCCCTTACCTTATGACGAATTTATCCTCTCGATTCTCGAGGGCGAATCTCCCGGAGCTACGCCGGCAACGGCGCCGAGGAGAGCCGCTTCGGAGATCGAGGAGGAGCTTCTTTCGATCGTAGAGGCTGACAGACTCAAGGAACGGAAGGAGGGCTAAAACGTGGCGAATATATTTCAACTTTTCGGACAGATCTTTATAGACAACTCCGAAGCGAACGCGAGTATAGACAAGACAACCGAAAAGGCGGAAAAATCCGGCTCGAAGGTTGGCTCCGCGTTTGCCTCGATCGCGAGCGGCGCGGCAAAAGTAGGAACCGCCGTCGTAGGAGCGGCTTCGGCGCTCGGCGCCGGCGCTCTTGCTATGGCAAACTCCACCGCGACGCAAGCCGACACTATCGACAAGCTTTCCGAACGTACCTCGATCAACCGAGAAGAGCTTCAAAGGTGGATGCACGCTTGCGATCAAAGCGGCGTGAGCTCCGACGTTCTCTCGAACGCCGTTAAAAAAATGTCTACCACGCTCGACGACGCCGCGGGAGGATCCGAAACGGCGCTCGACTCCCTTACTCGTCTCGGAATATCCCTCGAGGACTTGGAAGGGCTCTCCACGGAGGAAAAATTCGATAAAATAACCGCGGCTCTCGCCGATATGGAGGACGGAACCGAACGAAACGCGCTCGGCGCCGACCTTCTCGGAAAAGGCTATACCGAAATGCTCCCGCTTCTGAATGCGGGCTCCGACGGTATCGCGGCTCTCAAACAAGAAGCCGACGACCTCGGTATAGTAATGTCAGAGGACGCGGTAAAGGCGGGCGTAGTATTTGGAGATACCGTAGCGAACATAAAAGCGGCTTTCGGCGGCTTTATGAATCAGCTCGGTAATGCGCTTATACCCGTAGCTCAAACGGTCGCGGACTTGGTTATAAGTGCGCTTCCGACGATTCAAGGGCTATTTACCCGCCTCGCTCCCGTAATTCAACGGGTATTCGAGAGCTTGCTACCGTCGCTATTCTCGCTCGTAGAAACGCTTTTCCCGCTTCTAATGGGCTTTATAGAGACGCTCTTACCCGTTCTCGAGAATATAATCTCGGCAATATTGCCGGTGATTATATCCGTTATAGAAATGATCGTACCGATAATAGCGGAGCTCGCGAGTAGCATTTTACCGCTTCTCGTGGACGTGATAACGGCTATAATGCCGCTTATTTCCGATATAATCGGAACGATTCTCCCGGCGTTCCTCGCCGTAATTCAAAAGCTTTTGCCCTACTTTGTGAAGATCGTAGAAAAGATCCTCCCGGTGGTAATAAAGCTCATACAAAAGCTCCTCCCGCCGATATTGCAGATCGTAGATAAAATCCTCCCGGTAGTATTGGATCTTATCGACGCGATCCTCCCGATCTTGCTCGAGGTAATAGACGCGATCCTCCCGATCATACTCGACCTCGTGGATCAGCTTCTCCCCCTCATACTCGAGATCGTCGATACGGTGCTCCCGGTGCTTTTGAACCTCATTCAATCGGTTTTGCCGTTCTTGATTCAGATAATCAATACGGTTTTACCGGTAATTATCGAGCTCATACAAAAGCTCCTCCCGCCGATATTGCAGATCGTCGAGAGCGTCCTTCCTATCATTTTGAACCTCATAACGTCGATAATGCCTCTCGTAATTCAGATTATAGAGACGGTTCTCCCGATCGTTATTCAGCTTCTCGAGACGCTCCTCCCGCCGATATTGCAGATCGTCGATATAATTCTCCCGCTCATTTTGAACCTCGTAAACGCTATTTTGCCGCTATTGACGACGATTATCGAGGCGGTTCTCCCGATCCTCGTAACGCTCATAGAGGCGATCTCGCCGCTTCTTGAAATGTTGGCGCCGTTGCTCTCGCCGATCCTCGAGCTTCTCGTAATGATCCTCGAGCCCCTCGTCGAGCTTCTCAATTTGATTTTGCCGCCTCTTATTGGGCTCTTTACGCAGATCATAGAGAAAATTATGCCGGTTCTTCAATCGGTATTCTCCTCGGTAGCTAACCTTCTTTCTACGCAGTTCAAGACCGCTTTCGAGGCGGTAGGAAACATCTTTACGAATATCAAGAATATTTTCCAAAACATTATTGATTTTGTGAAGAACGTTTTTACGGGAAATTGGAAAGGCGCGTGGGAGAACGTAAAAAACATCTTCTCGAATATTTGGAATAGCCTCTCGACGATCGTAAAGGCTCCGATCAACCTCATAATTAACGGCATAAACGCCCTTATCCGAGGCTTGAATAAGATCTCTTTCGAGGTTCCCGATTGGGTTCCCGGTATCGGTGGAAAAACGCTCGGATTCAATATACCGACGATCCCACAGCTCCGCCGCGGACTCGACTACGTTCCCCGAGATAATTACCCCGCTTTGCTTCACAAGGGCGAGCAAGTGCTCACAGCCTCCGAGAAGCGCGAGAGGGATAAGGAGCTCGAGGAAAAGAAGAAAGAACCGAAGGAAAAGCCGTCGATCGTGGTAAAGGTCGATATTCATATCGAGCATTTCGAGCATAATACGGGCGACGATATAGACGAGTTCGTAGACGACCTTATGCACCGTATCGAGGAGAAAATTCGCGAAAAGGAGGAAACGTTCGAGTAATGAAAGGGCTCCATTTTTTCAAGTTCAACGGCGTAGTATCGCTTGACGAACAACTCATAATCACAAATAAGGACACCTACAAGGGCGCCTCCCGCGATCTCACATTTACACAGATCCCCGGGCGCTCCGGGGATCTTATTACAGATAACCGACGCTACAAAAACGCAAAAATAACGTATGAGGTAGCCGCGCTCGAGGGGATCCACACGATCCCCGAGATCGCGCACCGCGTCAAGGGTTGGCTTCTTTCGGAGGTTGGATATTTCCCGCTTTACGATAGCTACGATCCGAATTATTTTCGACTCGCTTCGTATAGCGACGAGTTCGATCTCGAGCAAGAGCTCCCCGCGCTCGGAAGCTCCTCTATATCCTTCAACTGTAAGCCGTTCCGCTACTCGATCGAGGGGCAGAGGGCTATTATCTTAACGACCGCGCAAACGGTACGAAATCCCGAGTTCTTCCCGGCTTCTCCGTATATCAAGATCACGGGAGAGGGAGATATAACGTTGAGTATCAACGCCGACTCGTTCGTATTCCGCGGCGTAGAGGGGTATATCGAGGTAGACTCCGAGGAAATGCGAGCCTACAAGGGCACCCGAAACGAAAACGGGAAAATGTATACGCCCACGTTCCCGAAGCTCTACAAGGGCGATAACGCGATCTCGTGGAGCGGTAGCGTTCAGAGCGTCGAAATAATTCCGAGGTGGTGTTGCTTATGATCCCTATTCTATACGCAAAAAACGCCTCCGAGTTCGGCAATAACGGCATAGGGCACCTCAAGGACACGATCTCCTGTAAAGTAACGGAGGAACGAAACGGCGCCTATACGTTGACGCTTCAATACCCGATCGGCGGCGCTTGGTATGAAAGTATTACCGAGGGCTCCATAATCAAAGCAAAGGCGAACGAAACGAGCGAATTACAGCTCTTCCGCGTTTATAAATCGAGTAAACCTATGAAGGGCGTAGTTACGTTCTACGCGGAGCATATCTCCTACGACTTGAAGGGGCTCCCGCTTGCGCTTTTATCTATGACGGACACGACGGCAGAGGCGGCGCTTAACGCCGGCTTTGCCGCGTGTTTGCTCCCTCACCGCTTCACGGGCAGAAGCGATATTACCACGCTCAACAAAATCAACATCACAAAGCCGCGCTCTCTCCGTAATTTTTGCGGAGGAGAGGCGGGATCCGTTCTCTCTGTTTGGGGCGGCGAGTTCGAGTTCGATAATTTTACCGTATGGCTCCACAGGCGCCGCGGCGCGAATAACGGCGTAGTAATACGCTACGGAAAGAACCTCACCGACGCGAAGCAAGAGCGCAATATAAGCGCGTGTTATACGCATTTTTGCCCTTATGCTATCAAGAAAACCGAAACGAGAAACGAAGCGGGCGAGGTGATCGAATCCACAGAGGAAACGATCACTCTCCCCGAGGGCGTAATCGAGCTCATAAATCCCGAGAATATCGGACACTCAAGGGCGCTCCCTCTTGATATTTCCGACAAGTTCGCCGACGGCGAAGAGCTGAACGTCGAGAACCTCCGCACCCACGCGGAGGAGTATATCGAATCGCATAAGCTCGGAGTTCCGGACGTGAATATAACGCTTTCCTTTATGCAGATTTGGCACAGCCCCGAGTATGCGGAAAGCGCGGGGTTCGAGCGCGTCGCTCTTTGCGATACGGTAACGGTATTCTTCGAGGATCTCGGGATCAATGCCGAGGCGAAGGTTATCAAGACCGAATACGACACCCTCGAGGAGCGGTTCTCAAAGCTCGAGGTAGGAGACGCAAAAAGCAACCTTACGGACACAGTTTCGGGAATAAAGGAAAGTATCGAGGACACAAAGAAAAGCCTCACAGAGAGCGAAAAAGCCGCCTCTCTCGCGCTTCAAAGCGCAATAGAGAACGCTACGAACCGAATTACGGGAAATAGCGGCGGCTACGTCGTTCTATACCCGGCAAACAACCCGCAAGAGATCCTCGTAATGGACTCCGACGACAAGGAAACCGCTACGCGCGTTTGGCGTTGGAATAGCTCGGGGCTCGGTTATTCAAAGAACGGATATAACGGCACCTACGGGCTCGCTATGACAATGGACGGCGCGATCGTCGCCGACTTTATCACCGCGGGAACCCTCAAGGCGATCAATATTTCCGGCTGTACCATAGAGGGCGGATCTCTTAACATCAACGACAAATTTACCGTTGACACCGAGGGCAACGTTCACACCGAGGGCTATATCGTAGCAACGGGCGGCATTATCGGAGATTGTGAGATCAAGGACGGAAAGCTCGTTATAGGTTCCGCCAACATCACCGGAAAGCTCACGATCGGACAGCTCCCGAGCTCCGTCGCAACGACGAGCGATATTCCTACGGACGTTTCCGAGCTCAACAACGATAGCGGCTATCAGACCGAGAGCGGCGTCGTTTCGATCGTGGACGGCAGAATAACCGCCGATTATGTGGAAGCCCTCGGAATAACCGTCGGCGCCGCGCAGATCTCCGGAAAACTTACCGCTTCACAGATCGACGCCTCCGAGCTCGAGGTTTCCGCCGCCAACATCACCGGAAAGCTCACGATCGGACAGCTCCCGAGCTCCGTCGCAACGACGAGCGATATTCCTACGGACGTTTCCGAGCTCAACAACGATAGCGGCTATCAGACCGAGAGCGGCGTCGT